ATGTCAGGTAAATCACGAAAAGTAAATGAGTTGTTAACATAGTTATAAATTAATGCTTTATTACAATATTGCGACCCTATACTAGGATAGCATACCCACATTTCTGTTTGCTGTACGTTGTGTGCAACAAAAGTGAGATTATAGTATGCATCATTTATATCATCAAATAATTCTTTTTTAACTAGATCAGTAGCTACCGATTGTTTTCTTACACCATCGTGTACCACTAAATCCCCTTGAGTAACTACAAAATGTCTACCATCAAACTCAGCTATACAGTTTCTAGTCAATACACCTGTATCGTTAAATAGTTTTTGGAAACTAAAAACAAGGTTGCCACCGATATAGTTAGCTATCCATGTAGAGTTTTCTTTGTATATTACAAATGATTGTTTAAGTGCTAGACCATCAACAATAAAGTCTGATTCATCACCTATTGTAACTTCTCCTGCGTCATTAGTACTAGCTGCTGTCCATGTAGATGGGAAACTAAAGTTCTCTGCTGCATCACCCCACCTTACTTTGTTAGGAAACTCTGTGCCACTTTCGGTAAGATTAAGTGCCATTAGATAGTTGCCAAATGCTTTTATAGTTTTACAAGTTGTATTAGCAACCCAGTTAGGTAAATCACTAAACGCACTTGCAGATGTAGTAGCTAGTGCTTGTGGGTCGTCAACTCCATTACAAAGAATAGGCAAACCATTATAGACAGTTCCTGTCCAGTTGCCTACTGTAGTTAAATTAGTTGAATAATCGCCACCTGATGACCTTGTAAAGTTTACATGATTAGTACCATCAGTTCTATAAATCTTAGCTGTACCTGCGTAAAACCAATACGATGATGTACCAGTAGACCAGTTCAGTACAAAGTATGGAGCTACTGTAGGTGTGCCGAATACTGCATCATGTCCTTTAATTTTCTTTCCTGCATTATCAGTAAATCTTATATTACTTGCATGTGAATAAAACTCAGGTGGAAGTACAGTATTGTTTGTATCCTTTATCATGCCCTTTGGGGCAGGTGCTACAAATGTTGCCATCAGACTGTGCGTTTCCACATATATACTACGATATATGGTTGTAAGTTATTGTGGGCAGAACCACCACCAGTTGAACTTGATGTAACATTCGGACCATTAGTTGTATCTGCTGGGTCTTCAATAAATTCTTCGTTAAATGCACCACCATTACCTGCTGTAGAGTCTTTAGAACCTAAGTTGTGAGTGTGAGCAGGTATTTCAGAAACAGTTAATGTATGTGTTTTAAAACCACCTTCTTTTTCTAATGTATCAAACTCTGTTTGTGCAGCATCAATACCTACCATAGTACGACCAGTACCAAAAGCAACCCATGTACCAAAACCTAGTAATGTTCCAGGATTAGTTGATACTGCTGCATTAATATAAATAGAACCTACAGGATATACAGCTTGTAAAGTTGTTAATGTACCACTTGCATTACTAACATCTCCTGTAACTGTTAGATTTCTAATACCTGTTACATCTAAATTTGCATCTACAGTTAGTGCTTTTGATGCTTCTGCTGTACCAAGTGTTGCTACATCTACATAGTTAAGTTCTGTAGTATTGGCAGTACAACCATCAAGTAAATTTAATTCTGTATGTGTTGCTGTCATTGCCCCTGTTATGTTAGGGAAGCTATTTTTTATTGTTGATTTGAGTAATCTTATATGGTCATCACCTTGAGCAACAGAATCAGTTGCCCCTGGATTTGAGGTATTAAGACTATCTATATATGTTCCTGTTTCTAATCCCATTATTCTAGTTCCTCTGCTGTTGGTTGTGTTTCAGTTGGGTGATTCCATTCAGCTATGTAATCTCCACGACCATCTGAATCATTTTGTACAATTATGTTATCCATAAAATCTGCATCTGTTACATTTGGTCTTAATGATTTAATTTTTTCTACTAATGTCATTATAATGGTCTCACAAAAAATGCTTGAAAATAGTTATCGTTAGCAAATCCATTAAAAGATGTGCCTGTAGTATAACCATATGCTTCAAAATAATCATCTGAATCAGCAGTAACTACAAGGCTTAGTGATGCATATTGATGACCCCCAGAAACCTTTCTTTTTGTTACTGCACCATTTTTGTAAAGAGCAATTATATTTGTTCCTGTAGAATCACCCCTCATTGCTAAATTAAAATTATAGTAACCTGCTACTGTAGGTGTAAATCTATAATTTGTAACATTGTCATATTTAGAATCTGTATCCCAATCTACATGAGAACATTCCATTTTTGTAAATGTACTAGCTGTTACAGTTTGACTACCTGATATTCTTGCACTAAAACTTGGTGCTGTTGGTAAATCTGAAACATCACTAGTTGATGTTAAAATATTTCCTGTAGTTGCAGGTAAAGTAAGAGTATTAGTTCCTGCTACAGCAGGTGCTGAGATTGTTATTTCACCTGAAGTATCACCTGTTAGTTTTATACTTGCCATTAATCTGCTTCCTGTATTGTGTTACCCTCAGCAACCCATTCTTGAATTGCTTGGTAGTGTCTGTTGTTTTCTGATTTTGGAACATGAATATTAATACCATTCGTAACTAAAATATATCCCACTAAAATTTCTCCATCTTTTTCTTCTCTTACACTATCTATATTCATACCTATAACTCCGAATCGTAATCTATTGTAGCTGACCCTGAATTTCTACCTAGCAAATTTGCTCCCTGACCTGCTGTATGAGAAGCTGATGTGTTTGCAAAAACATAAGCACTTCTAAGATTTGTCCCACCACTACTAAAACTTGATATATTATTAGTAGCACTAGCTGACTGAGCTAAAAAGTTAGTTGTGCTACTATCAAAAGTTACCGATGGTTTGTCTCTTTTAAAAACAGCAAATTGTAAATATCCTCTAAACTGTGTACTAGTATACATAACACCCGAAGCTACGGCTTCACTAAGAGTTCCATTTGTTTCTATTCTTTCAAAGTATCTCTGACATCTAGCTAGACTTGTTGCTCTATCTTCAAACTGAAATGGTGGTATGCTGTTAGCATCTGCGAAACTTCCTACTTCTAGTTGAACACCTGTTATGTACCAATCATTAGATGTGCTGTCTGCTAGGTTTACTTGACCTACTGCTCTGTTTGCATTTGTTTTTGATGCCCAAGAAGTTTGTAAAGTTCCTGATGTAAAAGCACTTCCTGCCCCAAGCCACCATCTAACTTGAAGAGATGAGGCATTATCATTATCTAATGCACCTGTTGTATCACCTGGAAAGGATAATACTTTTTTCTCCCAAGTATTTGCACTAGATATTGTGTATGCTTGTGATATTTGTCTATCATTATCTTGGTCAAGTAATCCTAAAATATAAGTTCCTGTTTTTGATGATTTAACCCAAAAAGAAACTGTAACTGATTCAGCATCAGATGTGCCTTTTTTTAACATTTGAAGATTTTGACCTTCAATCCTTTGTACAATAGAAAAATTATCAGTTGATGCTGGACTTGCATCTGCTGTCGCACAGTCTAGCTTAAAAGATTTATTGAATCCTTGTCCTGTAGGAGCGTCTGTAGCTTGACTTAAATCCCAAGTTCCTAAACCTGAAATCAACATATTAAATCTATCTACAGTCTGATATCCACTACTACCAATTCCTGTAGCACTTGTTCCTCTTTGTGCTATTTGCATATCACCATTTATAATCAATGGAGTAGCAGTCTTTCTATCTAAAGCTACGACATTGTCTGATACTGTACCATGAAGTGTGAGTGCCATTAATTATTCTCCTTATATATCATCGTTGGCTAAAAAGTTAGAATAAGAATCTTTTATTTCTTGTGTCCAATTTTCATTACAAACTTGTTGTATTTGTAAATCTTCAGATGATATGTCTCTGTTTGGCATTAAAACATATCTAAAGTTTGTTCTTGATTGTTCAACATTATCAACCAGTTTTATAATAATTTTTTTTACATGTACTGCTTTGTAAATACCTTTTACACTTATATCATCTATTATTGTTTGAGTTGTTTCCATTTATAACCTCTATTCTTCTGTTGTGTAAGTACACGAAAAATTAAAATAACAATCGCTTTTGATATTAGTAACACCATCTACTGCCGAAGAAGACCCTGCACTATTATCGTAAGAAAAAAATGACAAGTAATCTTGACCTGAAGATATAGTAACCATTAAATAAGCATCAGATGCTATTGAATCTATCCCTGCAAATGCACAAATAGAAGCTACTGCTCTCTGTTCACCATAAGGTGCTGCTGCACTAGGAGTAGAAAATGGTAAGCCACCCATTCTAAATTCGTAACCACTTGTAAAGCTGCCTAAACTAGTTACCCTAACAGTACCTCTGACATTCACCATATTTCCAATTTTAGTATATGAGCCACCATGAAAGGTGTTATTAAATGTAGCATCTGTAATTGTATTTTGTGTTGCTCCTGACCTTTCGATTAAAGTAGGTGTAAACGTACCTTCTTCATAATCAGTTAATAAATTTGCTGACCCTGTGCCACCAAGATAAATTCCAGTAGGAGTAATGTTACCACTAGAATCCATAGACATTTTAGTAACACCATTAGATTGAAAATCTATAGCACCACTTGTATCTGATACTATTTTTAATCCATCGGATGTATCTGCGTTTAGCTTACATGTCATAGTATAACTAACCTCTCGCCTGATGGGATTGTTACTGTAACCCCTGAGTTAATTGTAAGTGGTCCAACGCATGAAGCTGATTTATTGGTAGATAAAGTATAACTTGTTGTAACCACTCTTTCGTTTTCGACAAACACTTCATCTCCACCTGCTCCAGTAGCACCTCCACCTCCACCGATTGCACCCCAAGCACTACCATCGTAGCCCTCAAATGTTGTTGTGGTTGTGTTAAACCTAAACATACCTGAGCTAGGTGTACCATCTCTTTGTGCTGTTGTGCCTTTATTTAGTTTTAATGAAGCTGTGTTTGCTGATAAATCTATTGTATTAGTTTGTGTGTCTAAATCTCCACCTAACTGAGGTGTAGTATCTTCTACAACATTAGCTAGTTTAGTATCAGCATAATCTTTAACTGCTGCTGATGTAGGCAAGGTAGTATCATTGTCGTTTGATGATATGCCCTCTGATTCTATAACGATTGCTGCTGCTTTAAAATCTGCAACATCAATATTAGATATAGAGTTTCCTGTACCCTCAACATCAAATGTTTTATTAGTCAATGTATCTGTAGAACTTGCAGTTATGTAAGAACCTAAGTCAGATATGTTTGATTCTGTAATCGTTATGGTATTAGATGCACTATTGATTGTTTTATTGGTGAGTGTATCTGTGGTTGCACGACCCACTAATGTATCAGTAGATGTAGGAAGTGTTAATGTTCCTGTATTACTGATAGATGAGATAACAGGTGTTGTAAGTGTTTTATTTGTTAAAGTTTGCGACCCTGTTAAAGTTGTAACAGTTGAATCAATCGCAAAAGTAACTGCATTGCCACTACCACTTGTATCTATACCAGTACCACCAGTAAAGGTTAGTGTTTCACTATCTAGGTCAATAGATAATGCACCACCTGAATCTGCCTGGAAGTCTAAATCTTGTGCTGTAACTTGTGAATCAACATAAGTCTTAATTGCTTTTGCTGATGCAAGTGTATCGTCAGATGCAGAAACACTTGATAAATCGGTATCAAGAACACCTGATGCTAAATCTGCTACCTCAACATTAGAAAGACTATTGCCTGTTCCATTAGCATCAAATGTCTTGTTGGTCAGAGTATCTGTGGAAGATGCTGTAATCTTTGTGTTTATCTGCGTTTGTATTGCAGAACTAACGCCATTTAAATATCCAAATTCTGTATTAGAAACTGTACCATCATGTATTTT